TCGACAGTGTGAACGAGCGTTTTTGATAAACTTGAAAGGACTACCCAATGGCTTTCGCCAATAGTTCGATCAGTGACATCATTGCGACGAACATTCAGAGCCGCAGCGGTGAACTGGCCGACAACGTAACCAACAATAACGCGCTTCTTCGCCGTTTGAAGGACCGTGGCAATGTGAAGACTTTTTCTGGCGGTAACGTAATCCTCCAGGAAATTATGTACAATGATAGCAGCACCAACAACACCAACAGCTATTCTGGCTATGAAGTGCTGAACGTGTCCCAGAACAGCCCCATTTCGGCTGCTCAGTTCTCGATCACTCAGTATGCCTCGGCGATCACGATTTCCGGCCTGGAAATGATCCAGAACTCCGGTAAGGAAGCGATCATCGACCTGCTGGATGGCCGTATGAATGTTGCGGAAGCCCAGTTGGCTAACCGCATCGGTGGCGACATCTATCTGGACGGCACTGGCAACAGCGGCAAGAACATCACCGGCCTCGGAGCCGCTGTTCCTGACGCGCCCAGCAGCGGAACGTATGGCGGCATCAACCGCGCTTCGTTCACCTTCTGGCAGTCGGTTGCCTATTCTGGCGTGACCAACGGCGGTTCCGCTGTTACTGCCTCGAACATCCAGCAGTACATGGATGCCCTGGCTGTGCAGCTTATCCGTGGTACGGACAAGCCTGACCTGATCGTTGCCGACAACAACTACTATCGCCTGTACTTGCAGTCGTTGCAGTCAATCCAGCGCATCTCGGACTCCGGTTCGTCAATGGCTGGCGCTGGCTTTGCCTCGCTCAAGTACTATGGCGCTGGTATGGCGTCGGATGTTGTGCTTGACGGTGGTATCGGCGCTGCCGCTACCGCTAACCATATGTTCTTCCTGAACACCAAGTATCTGATGTTCCGGCCTCATGTGGACCGCAACTTTGTTCCGATTGGTGGCGAACGCCAGTCGGTCAATCAGGACGCTATCGTGAAGCTGATCGGCTGGGCGGGCAATTTGACCTGCTCCGGTTCGCAGTTTCAGGGTGTCCTCATCGCTTAAAGGAAACACAACATGGCTTATTCATTCACTGAAAATCGCGCTGGAATGCTCCAGATTGCGAATACTGATGCCGGTGTCACGATGGCGAATGGCTCGTCTGCCATTCCCACCCCGCCGGGAACGCTTGGGCAGGTTGTCCGCGCGTTCGATCCGACCTACGGCGAAGGTGAGTTCATCATGCTTGTTGGCGTTGCCAGCACCGTGGTTGGCTCGCTTGTGACCTACAATGCCACGACCTACCAGACCACCCTGTCGGCCAATACGGCCAACCAGGCGACTCCGGTAGCCGTTGCAATGGCGGCCAACACCGCTGGCCTCTTCGGCTGGTATCAGATTGGCGGCCTCGCGGTTGTCAAGAAGACCGCCGTTGCGACCAATGCCCAGGTTGCTGTTTACCAGTCCGCTACCGCTGGCCGCATTATGGCCACTGCTGCGTCTGGCAAGCAGGTTCTTGGCGCTCGTTCGGCCAACCTTGCTACCGTTGCCTCGACTGTTTCGACTGTTATCGTGTCGATCAATCGTCCGCATCTGCAAGGTGCCGTTGCCTAATGATCGTACCGTCTAATTTAGATGATACGATTCCTATCGTGTGCAACACGGAGGATTACGAGATTTTCGGCAACATAACTGCTGCCGTTGCTCGTGATCTTCCGTGGCTGCAGCTTTCTGAGCCGCACGATGGGGTAGCTGTGATTGTGGGGGGCGGGCCTTCTATGAAGCCCTTGCTCCCCATGATTGCCGGTCACAAGGCCGCTGGACATAAGGTTTTTGCCGTAAATGGCACCATTCCAACCCTAGCCAGCGTTGATGTGACCCCTGACTATTTCGTGCTTTTGGACGCCAGGGCGCACAATCAGGGCTTTATTCACCCCAATAAAGCCACCAAATACCTTATTGCGTCCCAGTGCAGCGATGGCGTCTTTGAGGCCCTGGACGGCCATGACGTTACCCTGTGGCACCCGGCTTACCCCGGCATTCAGGAATACATTGGCGAGCGCGTTTGCGCCTTGATTGGCGGCGGGACCACCGTTGGCCTTCAGGCCATGAGCATCGCCTTTTGCATGGGCTATCGCTCAATCCACCTTTACGGCTTTGATTCCAGCTATTCCAATGGCGAAGGCCATGCCTATGCCCAAGACGCCAACGCCGAAGACCCCCGCGAAGGCTATTGGGTTGGCGGCAAGGAATACATCGCCGCCCCTTGGATGGCCCGTCAGGCTATGGAATTCCAGACCGCAGCCGAACAGCTTGCGGAAGAAGACACAATCATCCATGTCCACGGCCACGGGCTGCTCCCGGCCATTGCCAAGGCCATGTCTGAGCCGCCAGCGCCTATGACTGAAGTCGGGAAATACGAAGCCATGTGGAAGACCCCGCTTTATCGGGAAGTCGCTCCCGGCGAGTCATTTGCGGAGCATTTTGTCCAGATTGCCGATCCCAAGCTGACCGATGTCATTGTAGACTTTGGCTGCGGCACAGGCCGGGGCGGTCAGAAGATTGCCGACCTGACCGGCTGCGAAGTGCAACTAGTTGATTTTGCTGAGAATTGCCGGGACGAAGGCAATAATTTGCCGTTTACCCTGGCCGACCTGACCAAGCCAATCGGCGTCAGCGGCAATATTGGCTACTGCACGGATGTCATGGAGCATATCCCCCCGGAGGATGTGTCTGACGTTATTAGAAATATCATGGATTGCGTCGATAGTTGCTATTTCAAAATAGCCCTATTTGACGATAGTATGGGAAAGTTGATCGGTCACCCGCTTCATCTGTCCGTGTTCCCTAGCGTGTGGTGGCAAGAGAAATTCTCGGCTTATGACATCAAGTACCAACATACGGATCAAGGCGATGCCTGTCCATATGCCACGTTGTACGTTCAAAACCCTAAATAAAGGATCAAACTATGCCCATTCCTTCAAGAGTTCTAGCCTCCGGTAATTCCCCGCTGGCGACCATTTCCATCTGCGGTGACGGCGCGACTGCCCTGACCGCTACCGGCACCACACAGGCCACTGCCTTGCAGCTTTCGGCTGTTGTCAACGCTCTTGGCACGACTGCCTCCAGCACTGGCGTCAAGCTGCCCCCGTGCGAAGCCGGTGCCGTTGTGTACGTCTATAATGGCGGCGCTCAGACCCTACAGATCTACACCAACGAATCGTCTGGCGTGACCATGAATGCGGCGGTTGCCGGTTCGACTGGCGTTGCGCTTGGCACGACCAAGACAGCGATCTGCATTGGCACTTCCGCCACCACTTGGGCCGTTACTGCGGCTCTGTCTTCCACATAAGGAGTAATTTATGCCTCTGGATAGCGATATTTCCAATGCCGATTCCCACCTGCATGTAGAGTTCTATGTGCATGACAAGGCTCCCTACAAGGATACGCCTTTTGTGAGAATTATGGTGCCTGGAGATAAGACTAACATCATTGAGCAGCCCGCCCGCGAACACCACAAGGAGCGGTTTATTCGTCAATGGCTTCATTTCCAGTCCCAGAATACTGACGGTCAGGTGATCGGCACCATGCTGGACAAGTGGAACAAGGATAAGCCTGAAGATTTCAATGAACACCAGATGGCTGAATTGCAGATTTTGAAGTTTCAGACCGTTGAGCAGGTTGCGACGGCCACGGACGCCCAGTTGCAGCGTATTGGCATGGGTGCCGCTGGCCTCCGCGAACGCGCTAGGGGTTATCTGACGCAGCGAAATCAGTCTGAAAGCAGTTCCGAATTGGCTAAGACGCGCAGCGAGTTGGACGAGTTGAAGGCTCAGATGGCCTCTCTCATGTCCCAGCGCAAGCCAGGTCGCCCACGCAAGGAAGATGTAGATGTCCAGTACGACGATGCTTCAGTTGGTGCAACAGGTCACCAATGAACTAGGCGTTCCAACACCGACAGCGGTTGCGGGAAATACGAACCAAGACGTTACCCAGATTTTGGCGTTGATGAACGCTTCTGGGTACGAATTGCTGCGTAAGGCCGACTGGCGCGAACTGACCATACCCTATAGCTTTTTTACGTCCTACACGACCACGACGGGTACATACACGACTAGCGCCCTAACCATCACCGGCATCCCGTCCACTGCCGGGTTGGACACCACCTACATGGTGGTAGGCACAGGCATCCCCAACGCCACGTTTATCACCAGCGTGGATTCCTCTACGCAGGTCACAATCTCTACCTACTCAACGAGCGCCGTGACCGCTGGGACAATCTATTTCCAAAAGGTCAAGTACGCCCTGCCGTCTGACTATGACAGCATCGTGCCAAGGACACAGTGGGACAAGAGCAAGCACTGGGAAATGCTTGGGCCAGAAAGCGCCCAGCAGTGGGAATGGCTTTTGAGTGGCTTTATCAGCACCGGCCCGCGTATCCGCTGGCGGTTGCTGGGCGGCTATTTCCAAATTTGGCCGGGTTATTCCAACAGCGAAAATCTTGGTTTTGAATACCGCAGCAAGGGCTGGGCGTTGTCTGCCGCTGGCGCGGTCAAGAACAGCTTTACGGTAGATACCGACACCTGCATCTATCCTGACCGCCTCATGGTCCTGTCCACGAAGCTGAAATACTTCCAGGCCAAGGGCTTCGACACAACAGCAATCTACCGCGATTATCTGACTGAGTTTGAGACTTCTGTCGGCCAGGATACGTCTGCGGCCAACCTGTCGTTTGCCCCCCGTCCGGGTAGCGTATTGATAGGATGGGACAACATACCGGATAGCGGATATGGCAATTAGTCCACGCGCCATGGTTCAGGGTACGGCGGCTCAAGTTCAGTCGCTGCCAGCCCCGTTGGGCGGCTGGAACGCGCGTGACAGCCTTGCCAACATGGAGCCTACGGACGCTGTAACGCTCATCAATATGTTTCCGACAGTCAGCAATCTGACCATGCGCGGCGGCTATACCAAGCATGCCACGGGCCTAAACGGCAAAGCCCAGACCATTATGGTCTACAATGGCGGCGCAACGTCAAAGATGTTTGCCGTGACCAGCACAGGCTATATCTATGATGTGACCACTGCCGGGGCTGTCGGCGCGGCTGTTGTGTCAGGTTTGACCAACGGCATTTGGGAATACATTAACATCACCACGGCTGGCGGCAGCTATCTTATGGCCGTCAATGGCGTTGATGATGCCCGGCTGTACGACGGCACAACTTGGTCAACCCCGACCATCACGGGCGTGACTGACAACAATCTGTCCAATATCACGCTGTTCAAAAACCGCATTTGGTTCATTGAGAAAAACACGCTAAAGGCTTGGTATCTGCCGACTAGCTCGATTGGCGGCGCGGCCCAGTATATTGACATGAGTTCAATCTGCCGGTTTGGCGGTCATTTGGTCGATTTGGACACTTGGACGCTAGACGCCGGGTATGGCGTTGATGACAACCTAGCGTTCATTACCAGCACGGGCGAAGTTATCGTCTATCGCGGCACAGACCCTGCCAGCGCAGCCACATGGTCCCTGATTGGCGTTTGGAAGCTGGGTTCGCCCATTAGCACCCGCGCCATGCTCAAATGGGCTGGCGACCTGCTGATCCTGACTTATGACGGCCTTATGCCTATGGCCGCGTCCCTGCAATCCAGCCGCCTAGACCCCCGTGTGGCCCTGTCAGACAAGATACAGGGTGCTATTACCCAAGCCACGACCCAGTACGGCGGCGACCATGCGGCTGTCGGCTGGCAGGTCGTTTATGCGGCCAAGTACAACGCTGTGTGGATCAACATCCCGGTGGCTGACGGCCAGCAAGAACAATATGTGATGAATACCATCACAAAGTCATGGGCGCAGTTCATGGGCTGGGCGGCCTATTGCTGGGAAATCTTTAACGATGACCCCTATTTTGGTTCAGACGGTTATGTCGGCCATGCTTGGGATGATAGCTATACTGATGACACTAGCAACATAACAACCCAGACCATCCAAGCGTTCAATTACTTGGGCGCTCGCGGCGTTAAGAAGTATTTCACACGCGCCCGTCCTAGCATTTTCACAAATGGCACCCCGACCATCAGCGTGGGCATGAATATCGACTTTGATCTTTCAGACACAACGGCTGCTCTAACATTTACCGGAACGCAGTACGGCGTTTGGGATGTCAGCGTTTGGGATACAGGAGTTTGGGGCAACGATCTTGTCATCCAAAACATATGGCTGGGCATTACGGGCATAGGCTATTGCGGCGGCGTTCAGATGAAAACGGCCAGCAGCGGCTTGCAGATACAATGGGCCTCGACAGATGTGGTGTATCAGACCGGATGGGCTGGCGTATGAATATTGTATGTGGCCCTGTGGTTGGACGCTGGGTTGCAGAGCAAACCAATGGTACGTTTAACCCAGACGCAAGCACGACAATTGGATTGCAAAGGGAAACTGGTGAAATTGTTGCGGGTGTTATTTATGAAAACTGGAACAAACGCTCTGTCGTTGCCCACATGGCCATTACGGGACGGCTTACCCGCAAATTCATTGGCGCTATCTTTCGCTATGCCTACGAACAATGCGGGGTCAACAAAGTGATTTTGCCCGTGCAAAGCGATAACGTAAAAAGCAACCATTTTGTAAAGCATCTTGGCTTTACCGAAGAAGCCCGCATCCGTGACGCTGCCCCTGATGGGGATATTATCATTT